TTAAAAAATAAGCTCAGCTTTTACAATTTTACCTAAAAGCCCTAATGTTTTTAAAATATAACGTGATTCAGTCTCGCCACCTTCAACGCTAAAGACCAGGTCTTTACGCTCAGTGTTGTCAAATACCAATTTAAGCTTTGTTGCTGTAAGTACAAGCTTTGCAGCGAAATGTTCACCATTCATAGGGTTAAGAAACGCGTACATGCTATTAGCATCAATTGCTTTTGAACTTGTATTTATAAAAACCGTAGCACCAGTCGGGATCAGCTTGTGTGATACCTCATTAAGTTTGACATGCATTAATTCATTCGACGTTTTATAAATCTCTTTAACTTCATAAACCCCTGACTTTTCAGGTTCTAAAGAGCTTATAGCTAGGTTTACAGCTCGCTGAGATGCTTTGGAGTCATCTAATCGCTTTAATAAAATATCAATAAACGGCACATCAACCAGGGCCGCAAACTCAACTAAATAATCAAGAGGAGGATCGCGGCTGTCCTCATATTTAGATTGAGTATTACGATGCACTCCGGTGCGCTCAGCAACAGTGCCAATGTCTAAGAACTTGCGTTCTCTAAGCGCTTTTAAATACTGATTGAATGCAGCCATACTCGTTATTAATAATCTGCTAAAAGGTGTACATAATAATTATTTAAACACACATTTCAGTGCATACAAAATAAAAACAACAAAAGTGTAGTTTTTCAAACCGCGATCCTTTCGCACTTGAAAGCGCGAAGCGCGATCCTGCCAGAACATATCTTTATAAAAATAAATATCAAATAAAATCAATGCGCTACATCTTGTGCACACGATTGTGTGCAAATAAAGCTTGTATGCACAATTTTGTATGCGTATATTTGTGTGCATGAATACAAAATACACATAAAAGGGTGCGTAAAATGGATCGTGCAAATTGTCCAGGCTGGACGGTAACAGAAATAAAAGCAGCACTAGAAAGTGAAGGGTGGTCATGTCGGCAACTTTCATTTAGTCGCGGCTATGCGTCTAATGCTGTGCAGACTGCACTGCATAGACCTTACCCATTAGTTGAAAAAATCATTGCCGAAGTTATTGGCGTGAGCGCCTTTGAAATATGGCCTGAGCGCTATGGTAAAGATGGTAAGCCAAATCGTAAAGCTGGACGTCGCAGTAACAAAAGGAGTGTGTAATGGAACTATACACAGCACATCAAATTGCAGCTTATATGCTCGTTAATAAGCGCAGCATTCAAATTAAAGCAAAAAATGAGAATTGGCCCTTTACTGAAATAAAAGGTCGAGGTGGGAAAGTACGCAAGTATGCACTTGCTGATCTTCCTGCACACATTTGTGTGCAGGTGAAAGAAGCAATACTTAAAGAAACAGCCAGCCCAGCAGCCGAAGCCGGAAAAGCCTATCTTGCTGTAAATGAACAAAGTGATCGCTTTAATCAAGAGCAAGCAACGCAGCAAAAGCACGCGCACCTAAAGCAGTTAGCAGGGCTTGATAACATCCCACCTAAAGCAAGTGCGAAAAATCACATTTTAAAAGCAGCTGAAAACTTTGTAAGTGCGAATAACCTTGCAAAAGTTGCTGGTTTTGACTTGTTCAGTGAACGCTATAACCAAGGCATGTTAGATATTCCAGCAGACTACAAAAGCTTAATACCTTCTGTTTCTCGCATCACATTGATCCGCTGGCAAAAAACAGTGCAACAGAAAGGCATAGCAGGACTTGCTGTAAAAATTAAGCGCTCAGGTAAATCAATCATCGACTCTGATCCAGAGCTTAGCGATTTTTGCATCGCTATGATTTACCAATACCCACACGTAAAAGCCACGCAAGTAAAAGAGGGGCTAATAGCTCGCTTTTACAGCCAGGGTAAAGCTATCCCAGCAGAAACCACAATCCGTGAATGGCTAACACGTTGGAAGCGCGAAAACAGCGCGCTCTATACCAAAATGGCAAACCCAGATGCTTGGAAAAACAAGTTTATGTCTGCGATGGGTAAAATGGACGAAAACATTACGCGTATTAACCAGTTGTGGGAATTCGATTCAACCCCGACTGACGTAATGCTCGTTGATGGCCGTCATTCGTTGATCGGCATTATCGACGTTTGTACGCGCCGTGCAAAAGTTGTTATTCATCCAACCAGCGACAGCACCGGTATTTGTTTAGTTATCCGCAAAGCAATACTTGATTGGGGTATTCCCGAAATTGCTCGCACAGATAACGGGAATGATTACACCTCAATTCAAATTACCAGCGTGTTCGATGCACTCGACATAAAGCACGAAACAACAAACCCGTTTAGCGGTGAAGAAAAGCCATATATCGAGCGTTTTTTCAAAACGTTCTCGCACGATATAGCAGAGCTATTAACAGGTTATATCGGTCACAACGTATCAGAACGCCAAGCAATCGAAGCGCGCAAAACTTTTGCACAGCGCCTATTAGCAAAGCAAGGTAAAGATAAATCAGCCATTGAAATCAACATGACCGCGCAGCAGCTGCAAGCGTTTGTAGATAACTGGATCGACAACCGCTACCACCACAAGCCGCACAGCAACATAGGTAACAAAACCCCGTTCGATTTATTCGCAGCAAGTCGCGACCAAATCAAAGTGATCAAAGACGAGCGCTTACTCGATGTAATGCTACAGCCAGTACCATCAAATCGTGGTCTACGAAAAGTTGGTAAAGAGGGGATTAAGTTAAGTGGCGGGTTCTATATTGCCCCTGAGCTTGGCGCAATAGTAGGCGATGAAGTGCTGTGCAAATGGGACCCTAAAAACGTAGGCCGTATTTACGTATTTAATCGCATGAATAACGAGTTTATTTGTATCGCAACAGACCACGAAATTGAATCAGCTGGTATGACCCGTCAAGACGTAGCACAGCATGCAAAACGTAGCCAAGCAGCGGAAACATCACGCAAGCTAAAAGAGCTTAAAAAGACCGCTAAATCAGTAAACGTATCAGATATAGCAAACGAAGTACTCAGCCATTACACCACTCAAAACAAAGCACTGGCAACACTGCCTAAGCAATCAGTTGAGCACACTAATGTCATTACTCAGTCAGCTATAAAAGCACTTGATAGCAAGCCTGTCACAACCTACAGCGACGAGCAATTAAGCGAGTTTGAAAAGCGCCGTAAGCAGCTAGAAAACGAAGCCGCCGCAGCCAATGTAAACCCAACACCGTTATTCAATAACACCCGTGATAAAGCCATGTACCACAAAAAACAGCGCTTAACTAATCAGTTAAGTGATGTAGATGCAGGCTGGCTTAATACGTGGGAGCAGCAAAACCGTGCCTTATCAGCACGACTAGATGACCTTTTAACAGAAATGAACGCAGCACCCGCTGCACCAACTCAATTACACAAACAGTAAAGGAATAAGTCATGAAAACTAAAATCGCAATCGTAAGTAATGTAGTAGCCACACAATTAATGGTTGAATCGCTTACTCAGCGCGCGTATGGCGTGCCTGGGATTGGTTTAATTTACGGTGAGCCAGGACTAGGTAAAACCACCGCTACGGCATGGCTGGTAAACCGCTGTAACGGCATCTACATCCGTGCTACATCAGGTATGACATTAGCCCAGCTATTACGCCAGATAGTCAAAGAACTAAGCGGCCCAGATATCCACACTAAAGAGGGCATGCTCAATTACATCATTGAAAGCATGGCAACGTCTATAAACCCACGCACCTTGTTTATAGACGAGGCAGACTACTTATTAAACGACAAAGAAGCCCTAGAAAGTGTACGCGATATACACGACTTAACCAGCTGCCCAGTAGTGTTAATTGGCATGGAAGCAGTGCGCCGTAAATTGCAACGCCATAAGCAGTTTTATAGCCGTATTAGCGAGTGGTTAGAGTTCATGCCAACCCAGTTTGAAGACTTACAAATCATCGTTAATGCAGTCATAGAGCCAACGCTCACAATTCAAGACGACTTATTAAAGCAGCTACTTAGTGATACAGATGGCGAAGTACGTCGCATCATCACAGGGCTTTCAAAAGTAGAGGCATTTGCACTGGCAAACGGCCTAACAAGCATCGACCTACAGCAGTGGGGCTCAAAAGAATTTTTCCTTAAAAAAGCGTAGGAGCAAACCAGTGAGCCGCCAACAATTACAAGACGCATGGCAAGCAATGAAAATCCTAAAACGATTTTCATTGCAGCAAGTGCGCGATGCAGTACAACACACCACATTAGACAGCCTAAAAGCCTTTGCAAAGCGCTTAGTCGCAGCAAAGGCAATTGCTGAGCATGTTGATCATGAGGACATTAACTACAGCGTTTTAAATGCCAGTTACAACCCGTTCGAACAGCCTGTAAACAGTGGTGACAAAAACAAAAACTCAGGGAGGCAACGTATGTGGCAATCAATGCGGATCTTAAATGAATTCGACGCAGGCCAAGTAGCAAGCACCGCTGACGTCTCGCTGTCATCAGCTCGTTCATATATCTCAATACTTAAAAAAGCAGGGTACATATTTGTAGTTAAAAACGCCCCGCGTTCAGGCTCATTAATTGAGCGTGCAGGAGAAACAACTATTTACAAAATGCTTAAAAACACAGGGCCCAAGCGGCCAATCCCTAAAACCAAAGGCGTTTTTGATGCCAATACAAATAAATTAGTCAAATTCAAGCCAGTAACACGTAGACCCGTGCAAATGGCCCCTGTAAAGCTAGGAGAGGCACATGACTACCAATAATTGGTTAGACGTTTTAAAGGAAGAAACAGCAAAGCAAGGGATGCGTGCTGTAGCTGAAAAACTCGGCGTCAGTAAAGCAACGGTTAGCCAAGTGGTAAACGACAAGTATAAAGCCTCTACGCACGTAATACAGCAACGCGTAGAGGGCGTGTTTATGGCTTTTACAGTTGATTGCCCAATTCTTGGCGATATAGCAGTAAACCAATGCTTAGAACATCAAAACAGAAAATTTGCAGCAACCAATCATGTGCGTGTAGCGCTTTATAGAGCATGCCGTAACGGTTGCCCCCACTCAAAAATATGCGGGAGTAAATAACCATGGAACTACGTAACACACTAATAGAGCTACAAAAACAAGGGCTGCAAGTTATCAGTTCACACAAAGGTTTTAGCCGCCACATCATCGAAGTGGCAGGCAAAGCCCCAGCACATTTACCAGTAATAACCGAAACCAAAAACGGGCAAACGCGCCAAGTTCGCCCAGCAAAATTGCACGGCCAAATCATTATGTTTATAGAAGGATAAACCACCATGCCACAAGAGTTTTTAATCAATCACAAGGGCCAACAAGTACCACTTAAAGGCATTCGCCCAGCCGACATTATTCGTCATGAATTTGTACAAAAAGCGATTGAACTAGCCAAGGCACAAAGCTATCAACTTGCTGAATTTAAAAAGCAGCAAATGAGCGAGTTTGACGCATTCATGGGCTTACTAGCCCAAGAGTACGCAGTAGAAATGGGCGGTAAAAAGGGCAACGTCACACTACGCAGTTTTGATCACAAGCAAAAAGTAACGCTACAAGTGCAAGAAAGCATTGAGCTTGGCCCAGAGCTACTAGTAGCAAAAGAGTTAATAGACGAGTGCCTAAACGAGTGGAGCGAAAACGCTAACGAAAACTTGAAGCTTATTATTGAGCAAACCTTTGCCACTGATAAAAAAGGCAAAGTGAGCGTGCAAAAAGTGCTTGGCTTGCGTCGCCTTAAAATCACCGACGAAAGCGGTAAATGGCAGCGTGCCATGGACATCATAGCCGATGCAATTCAAGTCATAGACTCAACCCGCTTTATTCGTTTTTACGAAACCATAGGCGAGCAAGAACGCGCAATATCACTTGATATAGCCAAGCTGTAAGGAGCACTAACCATGGAAGTTAAACCAACAATTCAAGTAAACGAACATAGCGACTTACAAAGCATTGTAACCCTCGTAGCTAAAAGCAAAGAGCCAGTAAATATCAACTTTGTGTTTCAAAACATCACATTTGTAGTGCAAAGCCAGCTGGTTGGCATCAACCCACCAGTGCAAAAAGGCATATCACAACCCAGTTAAGTAACCCAAAAGCGCGCACGGATGCGGCTTTTTATCAAAGTGTTTTAACTAAAGCTAAAAGCACTTCGATAAACAGCAAACAACAAAAGGAGGTCACATGGCCTATATCGTAAAACCAGAATTAGAGCTAAAGCAGCTTGCTGCCCTAGTTAAATTCTTAGAGTGCTCACACAAGCTAGCAGTAGACACCAGCGTATTTACAGCCGAAGAAGCCGCCGACATCGGCCAAGGTTACTTAGCACTACGCGAGCAGTTAGAAGAGTTTAAAAATGACTAAAGCAAAGCTAATACAGCTAATTCACATAGCAAAAGGGCAGCTAGGGCTAGACGACGACACCTACCGCGCCGCATTACTCGGCTCAGCGGGTAAAACGTCATGCAGCCAAATGAGCCTGCCCGAGCTAAATCAAGTGTTAGAACACTTTAAAAAAGCAGGGTTTAAAGCCAAGGGTAAACGCCGTTTAAGCCCTAAATCATCACCAAAGCAACATGGTGAAATAAACAAAATCCGCGCTATTTGGATCACCATGCACAAACAAAGTTTTGTCCGTGATGGCTCAGAAACCGCGTTAGATGCCTACGTAAACCGTATGCTCAACCGCGCAAAAGTGGGGGCAAACGTCAGTTACCACGCTCATTTTTTAACGCTCACACAGGCAATAAAAGTGCTAGAGCCGCTTAAAAAATGGCACAAACGCGAAATGGTAGCCCATTTAAAAACAAACAAAATGCAAGCGTATGAAGCGTTTTTTGACGAAATAACAACGCAAACTTATGCACGGCCAATACCACTTAGCACCGTACCCCATAAATCATACCAAGCCGTATGCGACATATTTGAGATCAGCACCAATGAAATTAACCCGTTGCCCCGTGTGTAAAAGCCACCTAAGCCTAGATCAACTAGTGCAAGACGACGCAGGAAAAGAGCTATTAAGCATCGTCGCCAGTATCAACAAACGCACAGCCCAGGCATTAGTAGGTTACTTAGCCCTGTTTCGCCCAGCAAAGCAGGACTTAAGCGCCACACGGGCAGTAAAACTAGCCCGTGAAGTACTCGCCCTAACCGAGAATATCGCCGCACTGGGCCACGCTATGGAACAAACCACTAACTCAATCATGGCAAAGCGAGTAGGCCAACCCAGCATCAAGCCGCTTGCAAACCATAACTACTTAAAACAAGTGCTCACCACCTCACTAGAGCAAATCGTACAGCCTACCGCCGCAGAACGTAGCCGCAGTATGGAAGTAAAACGCCAGGGCTTAGAAATGAGCGAGCAACAAAACCACCAAGCCTATTTAGAACAAATGAGCCGCTACGGCGCAAAAGTAAATAAGGAGGACAAATGAGATTAGGCCAAAAGCTTGTAATGCAAGCATTAGAAAAAGAGCAAAAGCGTTTAACGCTTAAAGCTCAAAAAGCAGCCCAGCTATCAGAGGACTTTATAAATGCTACTTCAACAATTTCAGAAGTAAGAAGTAAGGCTACTGAACTATTGCGATCAGGCGAATATGAAAAAAGAATCAGTGAATTTGAAGAGTTAGCAAACCAAGAAAAAGCCGCACTCAAATTAATGAAAAAAGATCCGATGAAAGTTTTTGATGCTGAACATTCAACCCGTGATGAACTCAACGATTTCAATAATGAACTTTCATTTTTAACAATGAGATATAACCGAGGTGGTTTATGAAAACAATTAAATTTTTAGACGAAGGCCAAGACTTTTTAGAATGGATTATAAAAGATGATGTGATCATCGACTGCCAACCATTTCAATTTAAAGTATGGGCGGGCAAAAAAGTGCGTATTTGCGGAAACAAAATTTTTGTGAAAGCCAATGAGTTTGTGCCAGTTATTTACCCAATTAAATCAATTTCTGATACCAACGCAGATTATCAAAGTGGTTATGCAGATGGCCTTATAAATCAAAAAAACACAAACGCATATTCTTGGAATGACCAATATAAGTTTGGCTTTAACGTGGCTTTGTATAACAAAAACTTGGAGCTTAAACATGCCTAATCAAGAGCAACAATCAGAGCTGTTTGGTGAAAGCGTAGAGCAGCTGCAAGACTGCCTAAGCAATCTATCTACCGAGGATGCCGCCGAAGTACGTAAACGCTGGCCGAGTAACCTGCAATCGCTGGCACTGCTCATTGAAGCAGAATTAAACAAAGCCAAGGTGAACGAGGCCCAATCAGTGGGTGAGTCAATCACCCTAGCAATCGGCCATTACTTCGGTGGGCGCGATGTTTACATACCCACAGACCAACGGCTAAAAGCAGCCCTGCGCGATATACAAATATGGCAGGAGTATCGTGGTAATAACGTTGAAGCCCTGGCTATTAAATTTGGCCTAACAGAGCGCCGTATAGCTGAAATCATCCAACACCAACGCGCAGTAGAAACCCAGCGCCGCCAAAGGAGTTTGTTCTAATGAGTGAAGCAATCAAAATGGCTGCAACAGCTGCTGACTGCGTGGAAGAGTTAATAACCGATATGCTAAGCGGTAATCACCCTGATAACTACGTACTACTGGGGACGTTGCAATCAGCTAACACAGATATACAAGTACAGCTGCATGTAATGCAAGACGAACGCAAGTTCATAGATGAAGTAGGTGCACCACTGATAGCTAAAACGCCCGCAGCGCTTGCAAGTACCAGCGCCAAAGACCTAGAGTTCATGCTAATACACAAGCCAAACGAGCTGTTAAGAGGCATTACCGAACTACAACAAAAGTTAAAGGAGTACACAGATGAAAAATAGAATTGAATGTTCAGAATCAGCATGTAAATGGACTGGAACAGAGAGCGAAATGAAGCAGAAAAAAGATCCTGAATTTTCTTTTGCTTATACTTACGTTTGCCCTAAGTGTGGAAATGACACTTACTATGAGCTAGCAGCACCAATTCAATGTGAGCGAGTTGATCACATTAACCAGTTAATAAAAATCATCGCAAGCTATGGGCGTAAGTTATTTGATCATAAAGGCACAATAGCAACCATGGAAAAAGATGCTAAAGGCAAGGTTTGGTTTGTTGATGAATATACACGACGCCGTATTTATGTAGCATATAAAGGACTGTGGAAGGGCTTTAATCATGGTGGAACGCTAAGGAACTTGGTTGAGGAATTTTATAGGTATATTAAAACTGGAGAACAAATTGATATCAGGCTAATAGGCTTAAAAGGTTTTAGAACCGATGGTTCAAATATTTGGGGTTATCCGCCAAAAGATGTTGTAAAAATGCGTAGAGATGCATTAAAGCTACCTTGCTGCAAAGAATACTAGTTAAAACCAAATCAGATAAGTGATGTAAAATGTACGCATTAATTAACGGTAAAGAATCACCAGAGCGTGTTGCTGTACTCATAGAGATAACACGCTTGAAAAGTGAACCCATAAAAGCGGCTATTTATGACTGTTTATGTAGAGGAGTAAGTAAGCCAATATCAGCCAAGTTAAATCAAGTGCCACAGCAAAACTTAAACCGCGCTTTAAAGCGACTCAACGCACTAAACGCCCAAATTGAAGAAGTTAAAGAGTTTGATTGGGCAAGGTTTAAAAAAGAAAATTGCTAAAAAAAGCCGCATCATGCGGCTTTTTTATTGGTTAATTAACCCAGTGTTGAACAGAACTTAAACCCGTACCATTATGGTTTAAAAAGCAGTTAAACGGTTTTGAATCCCCATAACCCCCATACCCATTTTTAGCATTAACACGCATTGCTAATACTTGCCTTGCGCCGCTAGCGTCACTACGCCATTGGTGTTCATGAGATAAAACAACAAAAGAATGAGGGTCACGCCACCCGCCAGTTTTTAGCGCTAGGTCAGAACATTGCTTTAATAATTCATCACTTACCCCATTCGACTTAGCTGATTTGTCGTCTTTAATATTAAGCGTCTCAGCATCGGGGCTGCACGGTGTTTGGCTAAACGTGGGCACATCGTCAATGATACATTTGTAAATTGCAGCATGGCTTGAAAGTGGTAATAGCGCAGTTAAAACAAGGCCAAGGTATTTCATAAATTAAGTCCTTTTAAATGTGTGACTAGCGAAAAAAGCAAAGTTGCAGTACCATAAAAAACTTTACTGCTGCTGTCTACTTTTTAGATAAACTTTCCCGAAACACCGCACGGCCAACACCTAAGCACAACCCCCCACAATACCGAAAAACAACAAGGCTTTTCGGTATGTTCGTATTCAACCCACTCAACTTAAATTATTTTAAACAAGTACCCGAAGTGCAAAACGCGCTTGCCCCGTACTCGCTTAAATTTGCCCAGTGCATATTACCTATCTTGTATTTAGAGGGAGGTTTACGCAGTGACGGCGGGTTAAACGATATAGCCTCAGACCGTGGCGGCCTTACAAAGTACGGCATAAGCCAGCGCGCATACCCAAACCTTGACATTAAAAACCTAACCCTTGCCCATGCTGTACGGCTTTATCACCGTGACTATTGGCGTGCTATGTACTGCGAGCAAGTCCACGAAGGTGTTGATTTTATGCTGCTCGATGGTGCAGTACAGCACGGCGCACCCGCCATGACCCAATTAACCCAGCGATTAGTTAACTCAAAGCCCGATGGTCGCATGGGGCCAAAAACCTTAACCGCTATCGTAGAGCGCCCACCACTTAGCCTAACCGTATTGCTCAGCGTCAATCGTGGTCGCAAGTACGCCCGTATTTGCGCGAATGATCCAAGCCAAAAACCAAACCTAGAGGGCTGGTATAACCGCCTAGCTCACGCCTCTGAATACGCTGTTAAACAGCTGTTAGAGGTGCATTAAATGGGCAGCAATTGGGAGTGGTCATATCGCAAAGGCCGCGATGACCGTATGAAACAAGAGGTTGATGCGCGCATGCACAATATGCCATTCGACCCGCGCAAAATTCCCCTGCATAGCCACTGCGGCACAATGCAAAGTTATTTCAACAAGGGCTGGCAATCAGTAAGAGCCATCGACATACAGCTGCGCGTAGACGGCCAACAAAGCTATAAAAACGCCCGCGAAGCCCTCAAAAAACGTTTTGGAGAATCTAATGGCAATTAAAAATTGGTTTAACGTTGTCGAGCCTGTCACCAAGTTGATTGACAACCTCTTTACCAGTGACGAAGAACGCCAAACCGTTACCAATGAACTCAAACGTATCGAGAACACAGCCCAAAGCCAAGTACTAGAGCTTGAGGGCAAAATTGTCGAGCTACAAGGCAAAGTGCTAGAGGCGCAATCGCAAATAATTACCGCCGAGGCCAAAGGTGAAAGCGCCTTACAACGTAATTGGCGGCCTATCACCATGCTGACGTTCTTAGTGTTGATCTGCCTTGATTCATTTGGTGTGCTGGCTTTTCGCTTATCAGCGCAAGCATGGGAACTATTACAGCTAGGTATAGGTGGCTATGTTATTGGCCGCACCGTTGAAAAAGCCGCGCCAAGCGTTAAGCAAGGCATTAAAAACGTCATTGAAAAAGTAAGGAAACCGCAGTGAGTAAATTAGACGACGCGCAAAAAATAGAACAACACCTACTCGATGCCGCGCTATCAATTCAGCGCGAAAAAGCAAATAAACCAGGTGCGACGTTTATGCACTGCCAAGAGTGTGGCATAGACATACCAAAACAACGCCGTGACGCGGTTAAAAACTGTAGTACCTGTGTTGAATGCCAATCACTCATTGAAATACAACAACAGCACTATAGGCGCTAGCATGGATTTTATATTGGAATGGCAAAAAGCATTTATAACCGTTTGTGTAGCCATAGTTGGCGCAGGCGCACTGGCATGGTTGCGCAGTACCTTTGTTACTAAAAAAGTGCATGAGGTGTTAGAAAGCCGTTTAAGTGCGGTAGAAAAAACAATAGAAGACCTACCCAACGCCGACGACCTACACGAACTTGATAAACGCCTAATAGAAGTGAGCGGCAAAATAGACGGGCTAAACCCACAGCTCACCGACCTAAAACGCTTAACCGATCTACTAATGGAAAACGAACTCAGAGGCGCGCGCAGCAACGACAGCTGAGCAGGCTAACCAAAATTTAATTCAGGAAAAACCACCATGGCAATGTTACAAGTTCAAGCCGAACACCAACGAATTAGCATATTAATAACGCTAAAAGAATCCGCCGATTTTGGCGCTAACACCAGCATGCTAGCTGATGTACTACAGCGCTATGCGTTGGGTTGTAGTCGTGATCAGCTTAAAACCTTACTTAATTGGTTAGAGCAAAATGGCTATATAACACTCGATAAACTCACAGAAAACACATGGGTTGCCCGTATTACGCAATCAGGCATAGACGTAGCTGAGGGCATAAGCGTAGTGCCAGGCATTAAACGCCCAGGGCCACGAGGTTAACCATGAGCGAATCAATCCGCAGAGGCCAACCCAGCAAAGTTGATTTACTGCCCGAGGATATTAAAAAGCAGCTCGACTCAATGCTACGCGATAAGCGCTTTAGCCAGGGCGAAATACTTGATGCCGTAAATACCTTGATCATTGAGTCAGGCTTAGACGAGGGCGCAACCATTAGCCGCAGTGGCCTTAGTCGCCACGCCCAAAAAACCGAAGCCATAGGCCAAAAGCTACGCGATTTACGCGAATCAACCAAAGCACTTACCGCCGAGCTTGGCGAAAAGCCCACAGGCGATACCACCAAGCTAATTTTAGAAATGGGCCGTTCTCAGCTATTCCGCGCTATGCAGCAACAAATGATGAACCCCGACGAAGATGCAGCGGTAGACATCGACACCATAAAAGACGCCATGCTCGCAGCTCAGCGCCTTGAGCAAACCGCCATGGCCGCTCACAAACGCCAGCAAGAAATAGAAAAAGCTTATGCGCAAAAGCTCGCTAAAGACCTAGACCAAAAGGTTAAAAACGAAAACTTACCGCAAACCGCAGACGACATGCTGGCCTTTTTCAAACGCGACATATTAGGGCTAAAGCATGACTAGCACCGCGCAAAGTATTACCCAAACTAACGAACTACCACTAAGTAAGGTGGCCGGTTCTTTAGCGGTTGCCATGGGCACAGACATACTTTTTGGCTATCAAAAAGCATGGATGGAAGACGAGGCAATAGTAAAAATTGCCGAAAAGTCTCGCCGTACTGGGTTAACCTTTGCCGAAGCGCTAGACGACGTACTAAGCGCAGCTGCACCCGCAAACGCACAAAACACCTATTATCTTGGCTCAGACAAAGAAATGGCTAAGGAGTTTATAGATGCTTGTGCATTTTGGGCGCAAAAGCTCAACATGGTTATGGGGGAAGTCGAAGAGGGCATATTTGAAGAAAAAGACCCAGACGGCACCAAGCGATCAATCAACACCTTTGAAATTAAATTCCCAAGTACCGGTAAAAAAATAGTAGCGCTAAGCTCAAACCCGCGCAACTTACGTGGTCGCCAAGGTAACGTAGTAATAGACGAAGCCGCATTCCACGACAAGCTAGACGAAGTACTAAAAGCTGCAATGGCGCTTACCATGTGGGGCGGGCGAGTACGTATTATTTCGACCCATAACGGGGTAGATAACCTATTTAACACCCTAATAACCCAAGCTCGGCGCGGTCTTAAAAAGTATTCCGTGCATCATATTCCTATTGATAAAGCGCTTAGACATGGGCTTTATAAACGTATTTGTTTAGTGAGTGGGCAAGAGTGGACGCAAGCCAAAGAAGACGCATGGCTTGCTAATCAAGTTGATTTTTACCCCACACAGGATGCCGCTAACGAGGAGCTTTACTGCGTACCAAGCCAAGGCGCAGGCCAATACCTAAGCCGCCGCCTGCGCGAACGTGCCTTAAGTGATGACTGCAAAGTACTACGTTATGAAGCCCCAACCGACTTTGAAAGCTGGACCGAAGAGCAGCGCGTAAAAGACGTAGCGACTTGGTGTAAGCAAAATATTGACGAGCTTATAAGTAGGTTAAATCCTGATCTAACCCACGCCTTTGGTGAAGATTTTGCCCGTAAAGGCGATTTATCCGTATTCAGTATTGGTGAAATAAACCAAGACACCAGCCTAAATGTGCCGTTTATGGTTGAGCTGCGCAACGTAACTTACGAGCAGCAAAAGCAGATTATGCTTTATATTTGTGACCGTTTACCAAAATTACGTGGCCTTGCCTTTGACGCCACAGGTAACGGTGGTTACTTAGCCGAAGCTGCCAGCCTTAAATACGGCACAGAGTTAGTTGATAGCGTGCATTTATCACAAGCCTGGTATCGCGAGTGGATGCCAAAACTAAAAGACTATTTTGAAACCGACAATATAACGCTACCAAAAGACCAGGACGTACTCGACGACCTAGGCCAAATCAAACTTAAAAACGGTATTGCGCAGGTAGATAAAGGTAAAAACACCGGTAGCGATGGCAATAAACGCCATGGCGATAGCGCGGTATCAATCGCTATGCTAATCCGCGCCGCTGAAATGGACGGCAGTGCCATTGAGTTTACCCCACTGCCCAGCAAAGCTCAGCAAAGCGTAAATAGCATGCGGCCAGACCACAGCGACGATTTTGCAAGTGATCGTAAAGCCGCATGGTAGCGCGGCGCTTTAGGGTGTTTTATCAAGAGATATTCACCGCCCAAGTACAGCAATTAGACATAACCGCCGCCAGTTTAGCCAAGGCCCACCAACACACATTAACGCTTGATATATACGTACTAAGCATTAAGCCCATCATTAAAGTTAGAGTAAACCCATGACCCAAATAGTAGATATTCACGGCAACCCGATTAAATCAACCGACTTTAAGCAAACCCAAACCGAGCAAGATAGCCGTGTGGGCATGCTAATGCGCCAATTTGCTGAGCACCCAAGCGAGGCGCTTACCCCTGCAAAGTTAGCACAATTACTTAAAGATGCCGACGCAGGTAACTTAGCGGCCATGGCCGACTTAGCCAAAGACATGGAAGATAAAGACGGCCACTTGTTTAGTGAGCTTACCAAACGCCGCCGAGGCTGGCTTAAATACGATTGGTCAGTAGAGCCACCCCGTAACGCAACAGAGCAAGAAGAAAAAGACGCAGCTGCAATACAAGAAATATTAGAAGATGCCACTTGGTTAGAGGATCTAATCTTTGATTGTAGCGACGCAATACTAAAATCGTTTTCGTGTAACGAGCTTGACTGGGCGTTTGATAGCGGCGAGCATATTATTACCGGTTATGAATTTCGCGATCAAAACTTATTCCAAACCCACCCAGATAACCGCAACCAGTTAATGCTGCGTGATAACAGCTACACAGGCCAAGCACTAAACCCGTTTGGCTGGTGCGCGCATATTCACCGCAGTAAATCAGGGTATATTCACCGCACTGGGTTAACCTCAACGGTGGCATGGCCGTACTTATTTAAAAATTATTCAATCCGTGACCTTGCTGAGTTCCTAGAGATTTACGGCTTACCACTGCGCTTGGGCAAATACCCAAATGGCGCAAGTGATGATGAAAAAGCCACCTTGTTACGTGCCGTGCTTAGCATCGGCCATAACGCAGGCGGTATTATCCCGAAGGGCATGGAGATTGAATTTCAAAATGCCGCTAACGGCCAATCCGACCCATTTGAAGCCATGATCAAGTGGTGTGAAACCACTCAAAGTAAAGCGGTATTAGGCGCAACGCTAACCAGCCAAGCCGACGGTAAAACCAGCACAAACGCGCTTGGTAATGTTCACATGGACGTACTAAACGACATAACCGAAAGTGATTTAAAGCAAGTAGCTAATACCATAACGCGCGATATTATTTACCCAATGCACGCGCTAAACTCTAAAAGCTACTCAGGCGCACGCCGTATACCGCGCTTTAAATTTGACACCAGCGAAGCCGACGACATAGCAGTATTAGCTCCAGCCCTTAAAATACTTACAGAGGTTAACTACCCAATCCCTGCAAAATGGGTGAGTGAAAAAACCCAAATACCACTGCCTGAAAAGGGCGAAGCAATCCTCAGCCTTACCACAACTGAGCCACAAACCGCTTTAAAAGGCTTTGCTGCACTTAAAAACACACCGCAAAAAGACAACGCCGACTTAGTGGCCGAGCAGCTAGCAGCACAAGCACAAACTCACTTAAACAGTATGAGCGATGCTGTAACCGAGCTTGTTAAAAATGCCAGCAGCTTAGAAGAAATACGCGACGGCATACTTGAATTAGAGCCACAAATAAGCACAGAGGGCCTTACTGAGATAATGGCAAAGGCCATGGCAGCAAGTGAGTTGTTAGGCGCACTAGAAGTGGATGAGGGCCGTTAAATGGCTGTTAGATATGGCTCATTACCGTTTGACGATGGCATAAACTTTTTTCGGCAAAAGCTAAACACTCCCAGCAATAGCTGGGATGATGTATGGCAAAGCGCCCACAACCGCGCGTTTATGGTGGCAGGTGTGACCAAAGCCGACATGCTTAACGACTTTTACACCTCAGTCGATAAAGCGATCAGCGAGGGTAAAAGTTTAAATTGGTTTCAAAAAGAGTTTGATAATATCAAAGCCCGTTACGGTTGGGAGCATAACGGGCAGCCTGCATGGCGTAGCCAATTAATATACGAAACCAATATACGCCAAGCCTATAACGCAGGCCGCGAGGGGCAAATACAAGCACTAAAAGCAAGTCGCCCTTATGCGCTATACAAGCACGGTGATAGCGAAACCCCGCGCGTACTACACTTAAAATGGAATAACTTGGTTTTACCCGTTGATGATCCATGGTGGGATACCCACAGCCCGCAAAATGGCTGGGGCTGCAAATGTAAAAAGTTTAGCCTAAGCGAACGTGAGCTTAAACGCCGTGGCTTAACCGTAGGCTCAGCGCCAGATAATGGTAGTTATAACTGGACTAACAAAAAAACGGGTGAAGAGTTTGAGCTACCACTGGGTATTGATCCGGGCTTTGACTACACCCCCAAAAATACCGCCCAGCTTACCAGCCAGGTTAAAAAGCAAGTAGCAGATAAGCCGCCGCTTGCTAAACGCATAGAAGATTACCAAGCTACCCGCATTGTACCATCGGCTTATAGCAGCGCTAAAAACGTCACCGCGCTAAAGCTTGATCCGCTATTGGCACAATTAGACAGTGAAGTACTTGAAGGCTTAAACGACTTTCTAACAGCCAAAAAAACTAAAACCGTATTTGTAAATCAGACCCAAATGAGTGCAGGTTCTAAAGCAAATGCCGCTATACGTAGTGAGGTGGGGGAGTACTTAGGCGTAGATGAATTTTATGCACGCATGCAATACAGTATTCGCGGCGCAAAAGGTTGCGGGGGCTTTACTTCTGTAGGGTATGAGCACATTGTTGTAAAAGTGAAAAGCGCCCAAAACTTAGCTAAAGTTGATATGCAAGCGCTAAAAGACAGTGCAGCACTCACGGTGCAACGCTCAGCAAACAACAAAGGTGAATACCCGTATAATTGGCACGGTGAAACAATAAAACGTGATCATACTATTTCGCATAACGCAGATTCACTAGATAAACACCAGGCGCATAGTTTAGTGTCTACATGGCTGCACGAACTCGGCCACCAAGTGCATTACTATGCAGGTGCGCCAGCGCTATTAAAAAATGCGCTGCCCGTAACTTATTACGGCGCGCTTAATAAATATGAGCAATTTGCAGAGGCGTTCACCGCCTGGGCGCTGGCTCGTAAAGAGCTTAAAAAATGGCAACCAGAGCTTGTAAGCTGGATAGACCAACTAGTAAAAGATGCCGCTAAATCACAGGATAAAAGACGATGAAATTAATAGAGCAAGCACAGCAGCTGCTACAGCAAACCCCGTACACATTACAAACGTGCCGTGAATTTGCAAAGCTTGAGCAACAAGCAAAAGGGCAAGAGGCTAACCAAATTGCTGATCTACTGCCCGCACTCATTGCAGGGCTGGACCAGCAAACGCACATGCAAGCATTTAACGAAGGGCTAGTGTAATGGCTGGTGCGCGTATTGATATAAGCACCGAAGGCGCAACCGCTGTAAGCGATGTGCTCACCCAGCTGGTAAAGAACTTAGACAACTTAGCCCCAGCACTTGGCAATGTGGGCGAGCATTTAATGTTGACCCACCGTGATCACTTTGACGAGCAACGCAGCCCCGACGGCGACCCGTGGCAGGCACTTAGCCCAGACTACGCTAAGAGCAAAAAAAAGAATAAAGATAAAATACTCAGGCTTAACGACATACTACGCGACACATTCGCTTATAACGTAGGTGACGAATCGTTAGAATTTGGTACAAACATAGAATACGGCGCAATCCATCAATTTGGCGGCACCAGCGATATGATCCCTCGCTTGGCTGCTATACCCGCAAGGCCATTTTTAGGTCTATCCGCTGATGATGAAACCGAAGTGATCGAAATATTAAGTGAGTTTTTAATTTGATACTTTTGATATAACAAAATACTATCATGTTCAATAAATTATCTTGCAATCGAGCTTTAAAGGAATAAACCATGAAAAAAAAATTAAGTCGTAATCAGTTAAAAAAATGGCTAAAAAAAGGAGCTAATGTCGCATTGCTATCAATTAGTTTAATGGGAGGGGCGAATATAAATTTCCAAATGAATAACAATATTACTCCCCAGTTTTTTTTGAGCAAAGTTAATATTGATGATTACCCTACAGGTCATTACTTAGTTGATTATAAGTATCAAGATAACTCTAACAAACCCGAACCAGACCCTTTGTATTGTGAGGTAGTTTTAGCTATGTATTATGACGTAGTTTTAAAGAGTGGTGGGGTTATAAAAAATATTGAAAATTTAGAGAACAAGTTAAGTGAGCATTCGTATATTTTGATTAGTGATGATCGTAAGAGTGCCTCTAGATTAAAAACGATCTTAGTGAAAAAACCTGATTATCCAAATGAATTGTATGAATTGGTAAACACTCTAAATGAGGACGCAGCCTTTGTTTCTGTGCATGAAGATAAAACCAATTTATTTGCTCATGCTTATGTAAACGGCAAACGAGTACCTGAACAAGAGGCTAAAAGTTACCATCAGGGGATAGTATTACAGCAATAAGCGAGTTTTTGATTTAAAAATAAAGCCCAAGCGCGTAGAATCAAATCTAAGCGCTTGTGATTGCCAAAGTCACACAATGTGGCGTTTAAATTATAATAATCGCTTACAGGCGATTTTAAACAGCGTTTAAACAGGGTTGCATTGCTAATATTGACTCGTGTTTTACTGTGACAAACCAAAATCCTCATTTTAAACTGTAAATACCCCTTATAAATTCCCGAAACACCGCACGGCCAACCAATACAAATCTAAATTCATACTGAGCACAGATTATTTAAACTGTGCTCAGCCATGAAAAAACCATTTACCAAACAAAGCTTACTTGAAACCGCCTCACTTACATCGGCGCTAGCTGTTTTATCAGCAAACAAACCTGCCGACCTAGGCTTTGCTGCGTGCCGCTTTGCAAGCGAAATAAACGAGCAAGGTATCAGTGAGCGCGTAATGGTAATGCCAGACGGCTATTTTAAATCACACGATGGCCGCCCGTTCGACGTACCTGCTAATGCCTGGTTACTAGACCAAGCTGCATTTGAGCTACTTAAAAGTACAGCCAGCACCCGCACCAACGACTACCACTTTGACTACGAGCATCAAACACTACACGCCGAAGAAAACGGCAAGCCAGCCCCAGCTAGCGGTTGGTTTAATCCAAGCGATTTAGAGTATGTACCAGGCGAGGGGCTTTATGCTCTTAACGTTCGTTGGACACCCAACGCACGCGCACACCTAAAAAACGACGAATATCGCTTTATAAGCCCTGTTTTTCATTACGACAAACAAACAGGCCGCCCAACCAAATTACGCCACTTTGCCCTTACCAACGACCCTGCGGTTGATGGTATGGACAAAGTCGCCGTTTTAAAGACTTCTAAAACCCATGTAAACAATGGAGATACACCCATGAACGCAGCTCAAAAATTGCTGAGCTTGCTAGGTGTCACTGTGGATGGTGATAACGTCACCGATGCAGATTACACCAAAGCAACAACAGCACTCGCCGCTTTGAAGGCCAAGGCCGACGAAGCCGATACGCTCACAACCCAGCTCAGTAACGCTAATGACGCCGTTGCAGCACTTAAAGCGAATAGCCCTAATGAAGTTAATTTAGCTAAGTACGTGCCTGTAGAAACCTATAACGCATTGCACACTGAAATGGTCGCGCTTAAAAGCAGCAGCGCCACGCAATCGGTTGAGCAAGAAGTAAATAAAGCCAAGCAAGACGGCCGCATTATTGCGTCAGAAGTTGAATACTTAACATCGTTAGGTAATCAGCAGGGCGTTGCAGCGTTAAAAGCTGTGTTAGATGCCCGTTCACCGATTGCAAGCCTTACCGCTCAGCAAACCACCAATACACCTAAGCCAGAAAGCGACAAAGACGGCTTAGCAGCACTCACCGCAGAAGATAAGTATGCCGCAGACCAACTTGGTCTATCTCATGCTGCTTATGCCAAAGCTAAACAGGAGCAAAACTAATGGCTTTAGTGACCCCAGCACTTTTAACCGCTTTATTTACCGCGTTTAAATCTGAGTTTGAACAAGGTAAATCAGAAGCAGCACCGCAATTTACAAAAATTGCCAGTGTAATTAAATCAACCTCGGCCAGTAATACCTATGGCTGGCTGGGCAAGTTCCCAAGCCTGGCTAAATGGGTGGGTGATCGTAATGTTCAAAGCATGAAAGCGCACGCTTATACCATTACCAATGACGATTACGAGTCAACAGTAGGCGTAGACCGCAACGACATTGAAGACGATAACTTAGGCGTGTATTCCCCAATTTTTAAAGAAATGGGCAGCGCGGCGGCAATTCACCCGGATGAAATGTGTTTTGAATTACTCGCAGCGGGTTTTACAACCTTGTGCTACGACGGACAAAACTTTTTTGATACTGACCACCCAGTCGCACCAAATGCTGATGGCACTGGCGCAGCAGTATCAACAGCGAATATGGCCGAAGATGTTGCTTATGAGGGTGAGCCGTGGTTTGTGCTAGACACCTCAAAAGCCCTTAAGCCGATTATTTTTCAAGAACGTAAAAAACCACAATTACTTGCTATGACCAAAGTTGATGACGAGGTGGTATTTACGTCTAAACAATACCGTTATGGCGTTGATTGTCGTGATGCCGCAGGGTTTGGTTTTTGGCAGCTTGCCTTTGCTAATAAACGTGCGTTAACGCCAGATAACCTATGGGACAGCATTGAAAAAATGCGCAGCTTTACAGCTGACGGTGGCCGTAAGCTCGGTATTAAATCAACCATGTTAGTTGTTCCTGCCAGCATGGAAAAGCTAGCTACACGTATGTTAGAGCGTGAGCTTGACTCAAACAGCTCAAACGAACTGAAAGGCCGTTTAGAGCTATTAGTCGCTGATTACCTTTAATCCCATCAATAGTTAAACCCTAATAAGTAAGGGGCGTTATAGCCCCATACTTTGAAACCAGGAGTAATAATGAAATGGCTAAAACGCTTAAACTCAGCCTTATCTCTGCTGTTATTGTCAGTTGCATGCAGCCAACAGGCTACCGCCGAGCTGGCCTCAGTTTCAACCAAGGTAAAAATGAAATCCCCGCTGATGGTCTTGACCAAGAGCAGCTTGACGCTATTGAAAATGATCCACGCTTATCGGTGCAAGCTATACCGCTCGATGCGAGTACTACGGCGCAATCACAGCTGGACGCAAATAACTTGGGTGCAGATTTAGACCAAAAAACCGAACTTTACCAGCTTGTTGATTACACCCAAGCCCCACAAGAGCTACAACCTATAATCGCGCTTATTATCGGTGCGCAAATGACCGAAAAGCCTAAGTGTGAACAAGTCACTTTTGAAGCACCAGGCGAAACCGAGGGCGAAGTGATAAGCGTTAAAGTATCAGCACAAGATCGTGATGCCGCATGGCAATGGCTACAGGACGCCGATACTGCCAATGCAGGCGAGGGCGAGTAAATGGCTTACGCAACAATAACCGCGATGCAACAGCGTTTTGGTGAGCGCGAGCTTATTTATTTAAGTGAGCGCGAAGATGGCCCCGTTGATGTAATTAATACCGCAGTTATTGAGCAGGCTATAAACGATGCAAGCGACGTAATTAACGGCTATTTAGCTGGGCGTTATGAGCTGCCGCTTGTCACCGTTCCGAACCTACTTGAGCAGTTTTGTTGTGATATTGCTCGCTACAAGCTTGGCACTAACGATGTACCTGAGCATGTAGAAACCCGTTACAAGGACGCAATTAAATTTTTAATGTCAGTAGCAAAAGGTGAGCTAAGTATAGGCGTTGACGCACTAGGCCAAGACGCCAAAGTGCAAGACACCGCCACAATACAAAGTGCTGGCTCAGTATTTGCGCGTGAAAAAACAAAGGGATTTATCTGATGTTTGAAATTACCACTGACTACTTTGCAGCTCAGCACCCACTTAAACAGGCGCTTGAACAAGTGCCAGGCATTAAGCGCGTTTACTTGAGTGATGAACTAGCAGACATCAAGGAAGACCGCCAAACAACCCCCAGCATTCACCTTATGTACTACGGCGATAACTTACCGGAGAGTAAAAACGCCGGTTACTTAATGCAGCTAACCCAAACATGGATTGTTGTGTTGGTAGTACGTAAGCAAGACACAAACGCAGGTGAGCACATAACAAACATTATTCGTGCTATGGCGGGCAAGGTACTTAACGGTACTGGGCCATGGCTTAGAGTAAACACCCCAGCTAAACCCCAATTCACCAAAGGCCACGCGTATTACCCGCTGGCTTTTACTTGTCAAATGAGACTTAAAGGAGCGCTTTAATATGAGCGACGGTATTTTACTTGCGGGCAACATTTTTGTTGATCGCTTAAACGAACAAGGCGTAAGCACAGGCCAAATATTTGGCCCAATTAACACCACTAAGCTTGGTATTAAGGCCGAAGCTGATTCGGTTGTACGTACATCAAATAAAAAAGCCACTAAGGGCCAATCACTTGATGACGTAAAAATAAGCAAGCCTACGGTTATTACATGGGAGTTTGACGACCAGCCAGCCGAAATGATCGCGCTTGCGCTTATGGGCGATGTAGCTGCAATTAACGACGCAGCCGGAACATTAACCGACGAAGCCGTAACCATGCCTACTAACCAATCGTGGGTTTCAGTACCAGGGCAAAACTTTACAAACGACGTAGTAGTAAAGCAAGCCACAGTAACGTTAGTTGCGGGTGTTGATTACGAGTTTAACTTTGCCCTAGGCATGATTCGCGCCATTAAAGGCGGTGCATTAGACGCTGGTGGCAGTATTACTGTAAGCGGTTCGTACAACGCCCGCACTGGTAAACGCATTAACGGTGCAACAGTAAGCCAAACGCGCTTACGTATTTTTGGCGAGGGCACAAACCTAGCCAATGGTAAGCAAGTTAACTTTGAAATTTACGACACTTCAATGATGCCAACCTCTGAGCTTGACTTAGCAAGCAGTGAGTTTGTAACCGCTGCGCTTGAGGGCACAGCTAAGCTGGTAGCAAACAAAAATGAGCCGTACTACATTGACGAGCTAGACGCTGAATAAGCCTTATTTAGCGTATTTATAAAGGGGCATTGTTTGCCCCTTTATCCCCATTTAAACCTTGTTTAAACTGAGTTAACACCATGGCAGATAAAACCTTAGAATTAGCCCTACGCATAGTTGCTGAGGCCACAGGCAAGCAAAATATTGAGCAGCTGGTAACAGAGCTTAAAAATATTGAGCAAAGCGCCGATGCCGCTAATCCTGCTGCTGATAAACTCAGTGAATCACTAGACCAAACCGATAACAGCGCAAAAAAAACCAGCCAAACCGCAGGAAAACTTGCCAACGAATTAGACGGATTAGCTAATCAAGCTGATCTAATACGTGCATTTGAGCAGTCAAAACAAAAATTAGAACAACAAGAAATAGCCACAGCGGCGGCAGCTCAAGCCCTCGACCAATTACAAACCGAAGCCAAAAACACTGATAAGCCATTTGTGCAACTCGCGCGCTCATTAGAAGCCGCCGAGAAAGACCTAACCCAAATGCGCACCGAGCTTACCCAGCAAACAAGTAAGCACGCAGCACTACAAACAGCCCTTAAGCGCTCTGATGTTGATACTAATAACCTACGTGCCGCCAAGCGTGACTTAGCTGCCCAGTTTGATAAATCTGGCCGCTCTGTCGATAAGTTTAGTAATGAGCTGCGCCAAGGCACTACAGTCCAACGCGCTCAAGCACAAAGCCTTGACGGCGTAATTGGCAAAGTTACCGCACTGGCTGCCGCTTATGTGGGGTTTGATCGGGTAGCTCAAGCCGTAAGCCAAGTATTTAGCACCGGTGATAAATTTGAAAAGCTCGGCGTGCAAATGCAAGCGCTTATGGGCGGTATTGCAGGCGGCGAAAAAGCCACTGCATGGGTAAAAGAATTTACTAAAAACACCCCGTTACAAATGGGTGAAGTAAGCCAGGCGTTTGTAAAATTAAAAGCGTTTGGCCTTGATCCAATGGATGGCACCATGCAGGCCATTACCGACCAAGCATTAAAGCTCGGCGGCGGGTTTCAAGAGGTTGAAGGTATCAGCCTTGCGCTCGGCCAAGCGTGGGCAAAACAAAAGCTCCAAGGCGAAGAAATCCTACAAATGGTTGAGCGCGGTATACCTGTTTGGGATCTACTTGAAAAAGTCACGGGTAAAAACACCGTTGAACTGCAAAAGCTATCAAGCGCAGGTAAGTTAGGCCGTGATGTAATTAAAGGCTTAATAGATGAAATGGGCCGCGCAAGTGCTGGCTCTGCTGCGGCGCAAATGGCGCTCTTTAGTGGGCAAGTGTCAAACGCTAAAGACAACATGGAGCAGTTTTATAACCTTATAGCGCAAAGCGGCGCTATGGATTGGTTAAAAGCCAACATTACCGCGCTTAATACTGAATTTGCAGCAATGGCGAAGGATGGCCGCTTGCAAGAGTGGGCGCAAAAAATTAGCGACACAATCGTAAGCACAGGTAATGCCATTAAAGGCGCAGCCACCACGCTTTATGAATACCGCGAAGAAATAGCCACTGTAGCTAAAGTATGGCTGGCGCTTAAAGTGGGTAACTATTTTAGTAGTGTGATCAGCGGTGCAACCACGGCCATTGCATCACTAAGAACCTACACAGCTGCTATTGGCTCAACCACCGTGGCAACTAACGCCGCAGGCATTGCAGCAACTAAATGGAGTACTGCGCTTAAAGCCGTAGGTAAGGCAGGTTTATACACCTGGTTAATTACCGAGTTAATCGACGTTGGTTTACTGTATAAAGATTTGCTCGTGGCAGAGGAATCACTTAGAAAGTCGCAACAAGCAAGTGCAATACAAGCCAAAGCATTAGCCGATGAATTACAAATGCTGGCTGACTCAACGGGTTTGATCATTCGTAATTCAGCCGAGTTAGACGCATTGATTGAAAACGGTAAACTTGTTTGGGACGAAGCCACCCAGCGCTATATAAACCTAGAATACCAACAACGTAAATTAGCCGAATCCACAGCAGCTGCAACAGAGGCCGAGCGCCAGCGCCAAGAACTGCTTACGCTCTCACTCCCCGAAGCCCTTAAAACGATTCAATCATTAGAGCAGCAGGCCACAAGCTTAGATGGTGTAAAAGTCGGCGTTGATGGCTTTATCCAAAGCATAGAATCTGCCCGTGTTGCAATTGCCGGCGCTGGTGAACAGTACCAGGGACAGTTAGCAATTTTAGATGCGCTAAAAGTAAAGTTTGAAGAACACGGCGCATTACTCGAGCGTCAAAAAATATTTGCTGGTGATGTAGAAAAAGCCTATGCCGAACTAGGCTTAACATCATCAAAAGCATTAGATGAGACCGCTAATAAATTACGTGCAGCCTATGAGCTAATGCAGGAGTCAGAGCAACCATTAGCAGTGCAACGCCAGGCATATTTAAAATGGGCTGAGGCTGCCATTGCCGCCGCAGACGCAACCGATCAAACCGTACCCTCTAGTATTCAAGCCGCCGCTGCTGCACTGGGTTTAACTAAAGAACTCGATAAACTCATTGAAAAAGCAAATGCCTTAAAGCCTGTTACTGACACAAACAGCGATGCAGTAAACCGCTTTACCCGTGAGTTAGAGCAGACCCGTGACGCAATAAAAACCAATCTGCAAGTAATGGCGAGCAGTACGGCTACCGCTGAGCAAAAAGCCCAAGCGCAAGCCGCGCTGACCATTCAACAGCAGCGCTTAACTAACCAAACAAGTGATTTAACACGCGTTCAGCAGCTAGAGCTTGCAAGCTTAGGTGAATTACAACGCGAACATAGCCGTTTAACAGATGAACTTGAGCGCTTAAATGATCGCTATCAAGCAGGCAATTTAACAGCGCAGCAATACAACTATGAAAAGCAACGCTTAGGCGATGTGTTAAGTGTTGTAAATAATCTACTAGGCGATTTTAAAGGCGCACAAGATGCGGCCACGGCCTCAACTAGAGCTGGTACGCAAGCCACTAATGATCAAGTTAAAGCGAACGAATCAGCATCAAAAAGCCTACGTGAGCAAAAAGAAGAATTAGAACGTGTTGCCGCCTCAGCAAATCGCGCATCAAGCAGTGTAAGTCGTTACAATCAATCGCAACGTGCCAGCGTAAGTGACGTAGTCGATTATCAGGAAGAGAACGGGCGCAGCCCTTACGATTTAGATAGTAAAGAGATCAACGAAGAGCGCGAACGCCGCGCTTATGCTGACACCCAAAATACCCAATTTAATAAGTTTAGCGGCCAAATTGATAACGCCAGCAGTAGCAAAGCGCTGACTGAGTTATACAACAAAATCAATAAGCAGCTTACATACCTAACGCGTGAGCAAAAGAGCACATTAAACGCAGCCATTAGCGCACAGCAGCAAGCGATAAAAGCGCAAAGCACCACTCAAAAAGCCGTTGAACAAGTGCAGACATATACGCCTACATCAACGCCAAGCTATACGCCGCCTACAAACAATTATACGCCCAGCAATAAAGCCTCTAACGGTGATTTAAACAGCCTTACAACTGCTGTACGTGAATTGATAACCGTGCTTAAAAACCAACAGCCGAGCAATGGCAAAACAGTCCGGTTAGAACTTGCGTTGCCTGGCGGCCAATCGGCCAATTTGTTAGCTCAGTTTGAAGAGCAATTTTTACAAAAACTTGAACAGTTGAGTAACACCCAATGATCGTAATAAATGCACAAAGCCTGGATAACTTTGTTTGGCTCAATGAGTTTGATTATTTGCCAGTAGCCGAGCAAACCGAACGCGCATTAAACGGCGCGCAGCACATTGAAAAAACACTGATACCACAAGGCCGCCCAATTAATTTATACAGTGACTTTGAAGCTGCCAGCGTGTTTACACCTTTATATGAGCATGCACAAACAACCCTCACCGCGTTTGAAATAACTATACGCGGCACTGTGTTTAATGTTGTGTGGGACCACAGCCAAAAAGCCGTAGAAGCCGTGCCGCATACGCATTTTTCAGACTCGGCACCAACCCATTACCAAAACGTAAACCTACGTTTAAAAACCGTTTAAAGGCCAAATAATGAAAAGAACCGATTTAAAAATATTTGAACCTCAGCGCATTGGCAACGAGCCACACGCTGGCGGCCACCGCACAAGCAATGCAATTATCAGCGGTAAATTAAACGCTGTGTTTAGCTCAATCAGTGACATTGACCATGCCCGATCATCATTTGATCTCGTTAAATTATATCCTGCGCTTAGCACAGACGATTCAAGCCGCTTGCAAGACGCTCACATATTCTTAAGCGACCAACCAGACGACCCGTTAGTCAATGTTTTACTAGTTGAAGCTAAAGACCTAAAAGACACCGACACAGTTGCGGAAATGCTGCCTTATTTGTCATTGGCTAGCACAAAGTATCACGGTACTAGCTTATTAACTGCACCAGTAGATGCACAGGGCCAAGAGCTTCGAGTCGAGTCTGCAAGTCGCTCTTTAACACCGAGTATTCAAACGATTACTCAAGCATTAAATTTAAGTCCTGATAGTGAAGTTGGATTTAGAAGCACTCGGGTACTTAGTTACGGTGATATAACAGAAATAAACATTGAAGTACCTGATTTATTGATTGAGTCCCCAGTATTTAATGCTAGCTATCAAAGCTATAAGTTAACAACCGAAATTTATTTTCCACCTTGGGGTGCTGGGTATGAACGTCAGGTATATAAAGTTGTCACTATTGATTTAAAGCAGTCAGATCTAACTATTACTGGGAATACTATTTCAGTTACGCTTCCTAGATCTTCAGCAGTAACAAAAGACCAATATTTTACCCTGAATTATTTTAGTAAAGACGACTTTAGGTTTCATTCTTTCACTAGCAGCCCAACAATAACGTTAGCAGCGGGTGAGAGTGTTCTACCCGGTTATTGTCGTCTTAAAAAAGTAGGTGAATCGTCTATTTACAGAGCCGATGCGCAAGGTCGTTTTATTGCAAATGGCTACGTATTTGCAACTATTGACTATGAAACTGGTGTAATTACAGATATAGATGGCGCTGACTTCAACGGCTCTGTTGAAGATAACCTTGGTGCTACAATCATCAAAGGTGATAGAAAAACCCGTTCTAAACAGTGGCAATTACCAAACAGCTCGTTTGCTAGAGACTCGCTTTATATCACTTATACAACAACGGATGGCACAACATTCAGTGCATCAAGTGATTTGAGCGGCGCTATAAGTGGCACGAATGCGACTGGTGAAGTGAGTGCAACTGGTTACGTTGATATAACGTTTACGGTTGATGTTCGCCCTGATTCAATTCGTTACGATTACAACGAAGTTTCTCAAGTGACTGTACCCGCACCAGAGGGCGGTTTTGATACATCAAAATTACCGGGCGGTGGCACGGTAGCAATTTTCCATACGTTTAACCCAATCAGCGTACAGAACCGTGAACGCACAGCTGCTGCAACGTTATCAAGCGGCCAAACGATTACCGTTTTAGCTGATGCTGATTTTATCGACATTGTAGACAGCACTGGTGCAAGTTGCTGGTCTGTAACTGATGACAACTACAGCTACGATGCTGCAACAGGTGACATCACAATAAACGCGGGAATAAGCGCATTTTCACCGCCGTTTATTATCACGGCCATACAATCAGAATTAGCGCTCATTGACGCAATCGACAGCAACACATTAAGCTTACTAACACCACTAAACCGTGCTTATCCGGCAGGCGCAACGGTGAGCAGTGTGCAAGTGCTTGGTGACTTTCAAGCGCAAACAAAAGACGAGCGCACACTCGCAGCTTGGCAAAACAACTTTGGTGATTTTGGCGCAGCAGCATCAAGCGCAATCAATACCACGCAATACCCAATAGAGCTTACAAATATAGGCGCAATAGCACAGCGCTGGGCCATCGTGTTTACATCAACCACCGCTTACAACGTAATCGGTGAGTCGGTAGGCAACATTTACAGCGGCGACACGCTAAACGACTGTGCGCCGATTAACAGCTTTGCAGGCGCACCATATTTTATATTACGGGCCGATGCGTTTGGCGCAGGCTTAAACCCCGGTGAAGCGTTCTTGTTTGAAACCCTAGCGGCAAGTAAACCAACCATGGTTACGCGCTCAGTATCACCCGGGCACTCTGAAATAGTGCGTGACAATTCAACCCTCAGTTTTCGTGGAAATAAGGATTAAAAATTATGGCACAGCCAGTTACAGTATATCGTTGGGATGATGTGGGCGCACCGCAAATAGTCGATGGGAGACCTAGTGAATTTATTAATGTTCTTAAGAAGTGCTTAGCTGAAGGCTACGGTACTAAAACTGCTGTCGGTTGGTCTATTGAAGATGAAAACCTACCAGAAGAATCTCCGTTTCTTGCGCTAAAAAACAATGTTTCAACAGGTGGTTCCGGCGGAGTGCTTATTGCTTCAGCATCAAATAATAACGCAACGAATTCAATAAGATTACAAAGTGCTTTGGACTATATATCTAAATCTGAACAATCAAGACTTGGTGCATACTTTTATACCAGTACTGGCGGTTCTGGTATTTATTACCCAAACAACTGGGTAATAATAGCAAGCGCTACAGCGTTTTTTTATATAGCTCATAGTGAAAATCGGAAAAATTTGAATTACTTTGGAGCCACCAATCATTCTATGTTTTTTGCCGGTGATTTTAGCTCTTTTTATGGTTTTGATTCTGCAAGATTTATAACTCTTTCGGGAAAAATAAATAACACGTCCACAAGTTGGAATACGCAGCTTAATTACTTAATATCAGATGACTACACTAATTCTGCTGGCTATATTTATGCGCTAGATTCATCTGTTTCAAAAGCTAATTCATATTTATTAACCTCTTTCGGTAATCATGCACTTAATCAATCAAGCATTCAGGATTCCTCCCCTGAAATTAGAGTGCTTAGTCCCTTTTTATTATCAACTGGCTCTTATTCTTTAGCCTCTGCTGGAACAACAGGTAACAGCGAAATACTTCCTTTTGTCAGAGGGCAAATACCAGGGTTGTTTGCATCTCAAGAGTATGGATATAGAAGTGAAAGTATGCCATTCATAAAATTGATAGATGGATCGCAGTATTACAGTGTACCAAGAGCCAATAGCGGTGGGACATCAATCTGGATAAATATGGAAGAATGGCCATGATACTACCGATGCCAAAAATAAATAAGGCTCCGTTATTATTCTCTGCGCTCGTTGTTGACACGAAAGATGCTGAAAGAATGCTGATAATAAATAGAATGAATGGAGATAAGGTGGCGCATTTTAAAATAAATGATGGATTAAATACTAGAACTTTGCCGTTGACTTATTCAGTAGATCCTAATTTGGCAGTAGTGATGTTTGATGATGATGGTCAGTTTAACGCAGCAATTACAGATAATGTGCAAGCAATGTTAATTAATATTTTTAGCTTTGACATAAATAACCCGCAACCATACGAGCCGCCAGTAGCATGATTGAATTACGTTTTATTAACCCATACAAAGTTAATAAATCGCCTCTTCAATTAAGCTATCAAAATAATGACATGGATGTCATGGGTAATGATGCCGCGTTGGTGATGCGATTTACCAAACCGCATGCAATAAATACATCACCATTGACTATGCGTTTTGGTGATGACACTGGGCCAGTTGATCCAACGCTACCAATCTTACAAGCTAACATTGGCATCGAATCAAGTTTAAGCTGGTTAAACCCACCATTAATCACGCAAGTTAAAAATTTAGCATGGCAAACACAGTCTGTTAAAACCGAGTTTGAAACGGCTTTTAGCAACGCTGAATTAGTCCCTGTGGCATTTGGTTTTGACTGGCAAACCACCGCATTAGTTACAGTACAGAGCAGTGTGAAATGGGGTAACAGCGGCTATGTATCAAACGTTATTCAAATGCCGTATAAAATCATCACGGCGATTGAATACAACGAAAAGGATTTTAACTGGTTAACTCAGTTAGATGTTGAACATACCGAGTTTAAACAGCACTGGAACAGCTCTGAATTACTCAAAACAGCTCGCGAGCTGCATTGGCATATAAAGCCATTATTAGAGTCGCGTGAGCTGGTAATACACTACGGTGAAACTGACAAAGAGTACATTTGTTACTGGCGTAATCACCCATTCAAGGGCTATGTCAATTTAGAGTTTACAGCGCCAGCAACGACACACAACGGGCGTCTAGTCATGCGTTTTAACAACCCCGACAAAGTTTGCTATTGGGGCCTGCCCGGCGGCTTAGTGCGCGGTGATGATGACGTACCAACCATTGATCGCAAAATCCCCATAGAACCCCAGCTAAGGAATACATACATCATGCAGCCAACCATTAATTGTGTGCGTGTTTCAGATGATTTAAAAATACTGATCAACAGCGTTAATTACTCAATATCTCGCGGCCAATTTAGCGCTACATGCAATATTAAATTTTGCTCACGTATCGACTTTGAACGCGCCCTGGGCCACGAGCTTAAAATCTCGCTAAATGGCTATGACTTTTATGTGATTTGTGAGCAGCCAAGCACTAGCAACCGCTTTGCAAATGCTAGCTATAGCGCAAGTTGTCGCAGTCGTTTTGCGTTACTATCTAACCCTTACGCCCGCGCTACAAACTACGCCAACCCAACCGCAAAAACCTTAGCGGGGATCATGTCTGACATACTCGTTAATACGGGGTGGTCACTCGATAATAAAATGATTGATTACCCAATCCCTACTGGCGCGTTTACATACACCAATTTAACCCCAGCAGCGGCACTGTTAAGCGTTGCTAAATCAGTCGGCGCAATACTCGATATTAACGACGCAACTAAAACTGTCTCAGTGGTCCCAGCGTGGCCCGTTATGCCATGGGACACAGCCAATGCAATCTGTGATGTGATCCTTAACGATTCAATCATACTTGAGCACAGCACTAGCCAAACAATAAGCCAGGAACATAACGCGGTATTTGTGCGAGGTGAACAGCAAGGCGTAGCGTGTAAAATCAAACGAGCGGGTACGCTTGGCGATCAGTTTGCTAATGATGTTGTAGACACGCTAATCACACACAACCAAGCAGCACGCCAACGCGGAACGTGTGAGCTGGCTAACAGCGGTAACAAGCAAAACACTACAATCAGAACCAAGCTTTTAGACGACTTACCACCTATTCGCCCAGGTATGTTAGTTGGCATTACTTACACAGATTCAGTATTTAAAGCGACCTGCGACAGCATGACAATTAACGCCAGTATCAGCGACCAAGGCGCTATTACAGTTAGCCAAACCATACAGGTGATCAGCAATGTCTAACACACTAAACCGACTCGGCTCAGTACTCGATAAAACTCAACGCACAATAGCGAACATCGTCACAGTTAACACAAACGGCACAACGCTAGTCGAATACAGCGACAGCAGCCAAAGCGTTGTACTAGGTGATAGTGTTCAAACAGGCGCGGTATACGTAGAGAATGGGCGCATAGTAGGCGCTGCACCTCTACTACCTTTTACTGAAATTGAAGTGTAAAAACGTTAATTTGTTGTCGCATCAGAAACGATAGTGTAGATTTTGCGCCCATATTTAATAATAAAGGAGTTTAAATATGAAAATAGATAATTCAATCAACCTATCTAATACAAACGCATTGCAGCAGCAAAACAAACCGCAGGTAAAACCAACACCGGAACAGAAAGTTGATTTTGCAGCAGCATTAGAATCAGAAATGAAGCTAATGAACGGCGGTGGCGGACACCCAATTAAAGATAAAAAACCTCGATAA